GCGCAATCTTGGCACGAAACCCGTACTTTTTTTCTGTCTCTGAAATATACTGTCTTAGGGTTCTCATGGTTTAACCTTATTATTAAGTATTTATTGCTTTCTGAAAGTTTTTAGAAGTTCGTTACGATCAAACACTTGTGCTTCAATGGTATCTGCTTCCACACCACTATCTTTGTTCATATCATGTTGCATTTTCTGCATCTTGAGTAAGATTTCAGTTTGTTTAAGTTTCTTTTGAACTTTACCTAGTTTCGCAGTAACTGCATGTCCAAGCATCTTGCTTGCTGCTTCAAATATCGGTGCTGAAAACCTGGCTTCAACATTCATGCCAAGACTTTGTAAGTTTTCAAAACTTTCCATTGCTTGACCAGCAATTTCATCTAATTCTTTGTCCAACGTATCCTCGGATACTTGTGGTAGCGCACTTTCAATTTGATTTGCCGTCTCCAATGCCTCTGTAATTTCTTTACTTGGTGCTGGTGCTAGGTCAAATAGTTCTTCAAGTTTCTGTGTCATAATAGTAATTATCGTTTCTTTTTTGTTGTGCCAGCAAACATATCATGCTCAGTGATAATTCTAAATTGCATACCTTGACGGTCACAGAATTGTTTAGCGGCCGTCCACTTGGCTTGATTTATTGTTGCTTGCACTTGGTTTCTGGTACTTTTACCTGCTGCTTCAAAACTAGTTTCTTTATGCGGTTTAATTTCAACTATTTCTGCATGAAGTTGTTTATTAATATCTTCGTAAATTATAAAGAAATCTGGAACATAACTTTTTGTTTTATTTGCAATTGGATTCTTATAAGGTATGCTTATGCTTTCACTTGCCCAATTCTTAATACTTGGATTTTCATCCAAGAAATTCATAAATTTTAATTCCCAACTGGAACGATATCGTATACTTCCACGTCCTACATATTTTTCTGGATTTTTAGGAGTAAAGATACCTTGGCTATATTTCAAACTCATGCTAATAAATTTCTAGAAACATTTGGTGAAATACTATTGTTATTTTTATAACCTATTTTGCTACTTGGTCCTTTTGAATTATTAAAAAAACTTACAAGCAAACTCTTTATATTACTGCTGTTAGCGTTTTTTTGAAATTCTCGTATCGTTGTAAGGGGATCAAGATTGTTATTATGTGTTAGCGCAATTACTGCCTGTGAAAGTGCATTCGCAGCATCTGTACTGTTAGTTAGACCATAAAAGTAACCGTATACCTGTCCCCATACAGCAGAACTTACTTGTACGGGTTGTGAAAAATAACCGTTAAAAAAAGTTTGACTACTAATTGGGTTAGTGGTGTTTGGTATATTTGCCATATAGTTATTTACTCTTGTTTCTTAAACAATTACCGTATTAACATTGTCGCTGTAAGTTATATAACTTCTGGCAATGGATACTAAATCACTATTGGGTGGATAATTTAGTTGACTTATATGTGTTTCGGCAATTGCTATTTTACTACTAGGAAAACCTTCATTGCGCAATGTTTGTTGCCATGTTAAACTATTATATGTTGCATTTTGATTTTGAAATCCTTGTGCAATAAAGGAAGGAACAGTTGAACCCTGACCATAATTTATAGTTCCAATGTTAGTAACATTGTTTGGATTTTCAATAAATTTTTGTGCAAGAACCACACTAATAGTATTTATATTAGTCAATCCTACTTGACTTCCATAGTCTAATAATTCTTGATCCGATAACGAACCTACAAAGTCATTTGCTGCATTAATTTGTGCATCGGAATAACCACGATTAAACAATGTCTGTTGTAAACTACCAGCATCATATGTAGTTCCTAATTCGTTAGAATTATATATAAATTGTCCATCACTAATAGCAGTAACGCCATTGATAGGTATAATATCTGCTGGATTACTTGTATAAATTGGTGCCAAAGGAACGTTATTTGGAAATACCAAGTTACTATTCTGATTTATACTTTGTGCATTATTATTAATAATACTTTGTATTTCTCTCGGACTCAATGAATTATTACTACTTTGATTAAAACTTTGTCCTTGGTCAAACGCCATAACGTCTTGTGGATTTGCAAAACCAAAACTTCCATGTTGTACTGTGTTATATCGATTGTTAAAATCTTGAGGTTGTTGAACTAGATAACCAGTAATTGGATCAATATATTGACCAGAATATTGACCACTTATATTGCTTGGGTTTGTATCATAAAATTGTCCATCTGCAAACCCAGGTGTGCCACTAGCATATCCATCTTCATATACAACGCCGTTATAACGAACCTGCATAGTTGCCTCCATGATGCCTTGTCCTTCGGAATAATCATGATTATCATGACTAAAACTTGTAATAACAGGACTCATGAGAGTAATTTTATTGCTAACACCACGATTTAAACTATAAATTTCAATTGCACTAAAAAATGGAGTTGTCGCACCAGAATCTAAACCCCAACTGCTATGTAATCTTGTTTGGTAACGATCATCATAATTATAATCATTTAGTGCATACTGTCCATCAGTATAGTAGTAATTATAATAATCTTGCCAAAGTTCACGTAGACCATTTTGATTATCATCGTGAAATTTTATAGTGATTGGCTCATACTTTATGCGGTCTTGAATATAGGTATGACGATTATACTGGTTTAAATCTTTGACATCCATTGTAAACTTAGGAAGATCAATATTTTTAACTAGATATGTAATTTCACGTGTGCTGACATTTACAGGGGCTTCGCTACTTAAAACAAAGTTAACTTGGAAAAGATATTTTGATTTAGGCGCACGTGCATAGTTGTTTGTTCTAAACGTCTGTGCAGCATGCGCATAATCATGAACTTGTCCACCATTTAGCAGGCTGTTTAGTATGCTACTTAGTATACTCACGGCTATTTCCTTTAGCCAGTAATACTACGTCCAAATGTACGAGTAACACTCTTGCCAACGCCGCTACTAGTTGGAATCTGTAGCGCATTATCATATCGCAATGTCATGCTAATAGTTGCTGGATCGTTTGAATTATAATCAAAATTGTTATAGTTAACTTCTTGGATAAAGCAACCATATAGTTCCCATTCTTCAAGAGTAGTTGGACTGTTAGTACCGTTACCACCATCGAGTGCTTCAAAACGAGTAACAAACTTATAATCAATGCCACTCACTGCACCACTTTGTTCAGCAAAGTCAAACTGCTTCTGAACCTGTTCACCAATGAGTAGACGAACGTTTCCATTAGCATCATCACGAAATTCAACACTAACTGTCTGCCATTCTGGTTTGCCTTGCAAATACATTTTGCTATTATACAAGTCAATAGTAATTGGATTAAAGTTAAGGTTTGGACGTGTAAAATTCATAACCTGCTTAGTTAATTCTGTGCGAGGGCTTGTGATACCGAAATTTTCAAAACTTACTCTAAAACGATACTTCAACAGGGGCATCAACACGCCTTGGCTGTTTGCGCTCTGATCACTTGCGGATGCCACAGGCACTGTCATGTTTAGTAGTGATGCAACTGCCATCTTTATTCTCCTATAGAAGTATTTATAACAGATTGATTACTTTTATTTTGTCCGTATAAAAAAAGCCGCTATTGCTAGCGGCTTTTTATTATCTATTATTTAATTTGTATTATACACCAAGCGCAACTGTCGATGAACTATTGGATAATCCACCTTGGTTTGCATTTGTTCCACCAAGAGCACCAGTATTTAAGATGCGAACTGGAATATAGATAAACTCTACTGCCTTTGTTGGTTCGATTGCAATATCAATGTGTAGTTCATTGCGATCAATACTTGATGGCGTATTATTTGTAGTATCGCATACTACTAGATAGTCATAAACACCACGTTGTGTCTTGATATCGTTAAGAAGACTTTCAACTGCCTGCTTTGCTTCATTACGAGTAATAGTATCGTTTGGTTCAAAGATAAGTGGTTTTGCAAGACGTTCTAGGTTATAACGTAGATAGTTAATTAATCGTGCTACGTTAATACGATCAAGCGCAGTTGCAGATGCCTGACGAGTATGGTTACCATAATTAATGATACCGTCTGTTGGGAATACTGCTACAGGGTTAACATTGTTTTGGTATAGAAGATCACGAAGACCTTGATTTGTACCAATGCTTACAAACTTGCCAGTTGTACGGTCAACATAACCAATCTTAATAGCATTGTCAATCTTACCACGAAGAGAACCAGCAGGTGCAAACCATGGATGACTGTTCTGGTCACTCTTTACTACCATACGAAGGATACTATGGGTGATTGGAACAACAACTTGACCAATGCCATCTAGTGCATTGGTATACGCTGCACCTGGATAGAACACAGCAGTGAAACTATCACTTGTTGCTAAACCATCTTCACCAGTTTGTGATACTGCGCTAGCATTAGTTACATAGTTGCCCACGCTTGTTAAATCACTTGCCAGACCCATTGGTGTATCGGCTAGAATAAATCCAGTTTGACGACGGTCGTTGTTTAAGTTAACAAGATTACTTGTAACTTCTGGATAACCAGGGCAAACAAGTAGGTTAAAGTTACGTTGATCTTCACGAGCAGTAGTATTGTTGTCAATAGCCTGTTGTAGAGCACTTACAACAACACTGCGTTGTGCTTTACGTCCAAAGTATGGAACATTTTGTGAATTTTTACCGCTTACACTTACCCATGTACTTGCAATATTTGGCAAGGTTGATAATGGATAATTAGTACCAGTAAACTTGTTTGCAACATATTGCTTAACATTATAACTACTGCGACGAGTATTAAACAAAATCATACCACGTGGGTATAATTGTGGATTTGGAGCATCAAGATCAACATAATCACTTGTTAATAAACTTAGAATAGTTGGTTTGTCACTTACTGCAGGATCAACAGTACCGGCTGTGTCCCAACGAGCATCTGCAAATAGTATACCATTTTCAGTTGTAGTGTCGGTAGTATCTATTTGTTTCCACTGACCAGCAAATCCAGTTAATGGTACCCAACGATAAATGAGTGGATAATTTTCTAAATCGCTTGTATTAATCCAAATATCGCCATACACAAGAGCCGTACCGTCACTCTGTGTCGTAGGAGCAGTGCTACTAATCAAAACACCAAGCGGATCGGTATTTGAAAGATTATAACCACGACTGTCAGCAGTTACATTCTTGTAACCTTTCCATATCGTTCCGTTATTAATCATAATATCAACTTCAAGTGGAGTTTCATTAAACCACTGTGTTCCATCAGCAGGCGCTGCAATTGGAGCAGTATTTTGTTGATATAAAGTAGAAGCAGAACTAGAAGACTGCCAAAATGTAGCATTCATGAAAGTATTTGCACCGGCACTATATGTGCCTTCATAATACAGATTAGTTGTGTTATTTGGTGTAAATCCTGCACTTCCGGTCAACGGTGTTCCACTTGATTCACTAAATGTTATGTCACCGCCGTTTGTATTTGCAAATTGAATATTGCCAGCAGATGTCAATGAACAAGTTAAGTATGGTATGTTTTGTGAAAGAACATCAGATACAAAACTTGCTGCAGTTGTACCACTTAAAGTAATAGTATATGTGGTGCTATTTGCATTACTACCAGGAATAGTTGTAATTATAGTAAACTGGTTACCAGCAGTAAATGTTGGATTTGACGTGCTGCCAGTTATTGTAAGTGCAGTACCAGAACCTGCCCACTGGTATAATTTCATAGTTGCTGAACCATCACCCAAGATGTCATATTTTGTATATAATGTACCATTTGGTATGCCTAAGCCACCAAGTGTTGGATCATAACTATAAATTGCATCTCTACGACGTAGGAAGAATGGAGCAACTTGTAAATCCCAATGACTTGTTGCGCCATTCCAACGATAAACGTTAAAGAGTGCGCCACTATTTACTGCAGTTGTTTTAATCCACACACTTCCGCTTGGTTCAGGTGTAAAATCAGTAGTTTTCCAAGAAGGGGCTTGGTAGTGAGGTGCAAAAACAAATGCTGGTGCGTTTGTAGTACCACTGGTAATACCAAGGGTGGTTAGTGGTGTACCAGTGCCATTTACAATATTAATCTTACCATCAACAACTGTACCATTACTTTTTGCAGCACTTGTTACAAACAAATTAAGATAACCACTTACACTTGCTGCAGTTACACCAGTAATAGCAGCATTATTAATCTGTGTTACAAGACTAGAAACAGTTGGATAAGAAAGCGAAGGCGCATTAGTAAGTGCGATAGTAGTGGTATTAATAGTTAGAGTCATTGAGTTAGTCAACGTCAATGGGTTTTGAGCAGTACCAACAAGTGCTGGTGTTTTACTTTGCCAAGATGTTGTTCCAAGTTGATTCCAAGTATTATCATAACCTTTTTGATATACTGGCAATCTTGGATCAATTGCTACTACCGCAAAACTACCTAAACTTCCAATACTTGTTAATGGTGCGTTCCCAAGAGTAGCACTTACTAACTGAGATAGGGTTGAAATAACGATAGGCGTCTGCACATTGAATACTTGATTGGTAGCATCCCATTGAAAAATACCAAAACTACTAGTTGCAGTATTAAGCCATTGTGTTCCAGTAGCAACATTTCCATATGGACGACTACTACTGCCAGTTAGTTGTGCTAGGTCAACATTTGCACGAAGTACATATGCTTGGTTTGTAATACCCAACACACTGTGTGCTGCCATTAATCCATATTCTGCAAGTTCACTGCCAAATATACGATTGCCACTGGCATCACTTGGGAAAATTGGTAAACCAAAATTGGTTAGTAATTCTTTTTGACTTGAAACAAGTTGCAGCACATTTGCACTTGAAGCAGTAGTATAATTTGCTATACCACCCGCAGTGCTTGTTTTATTTTGTGCTGTTGCTAATACAATAAGCGGTACTGTACCAGGACCAGTTGGAGCATAGTTGCTTTCGTCAATTACTGATACCGATACGCCGGGAGATACTAAAGTTGCCATAGGGTCTATTCCTTTAAGGTGTTGCTAATATTTAGCGGAATAGATTAAAATGGGTGTTTTTAAAAGGTTAAGTATGGATATTATAACAAATTTGTAACAGCGGTTTGTAAATCTTCAATAGTTCCATCATTTTTAATAACATGGTTCATATTTGCATTTACCCACGACCATTCGCTTGGGTGAATGTCATGTGGTTCTTCGCCGTGTTTAAGAAGATTTACCATCCAATCAGGATAATCGCCACGCTGAACTGCCCATACTTCTCCACCAAGACGACGAATTAGGTTGATTTCATTAGGGAAACGAGTATCTGGTATAACAATGTTGTTGTACTCAAATGGACTGTTCACCACTGTTCTAAGTTTATTTTCTAAACTTGCAATCCAAATATCTTCATGGAAATTAACACGGCAAACATCGGTTCCCCAAAATTGTAGAACCCAACGAGGCGTAAGCCATGGTAGGTTCAAGCGTTCTGCCCACCAGTCATCACGCTGTTCACGCCATTCACGG